AAGCGGAGGGGCCTGAACTCGTGGATCTGGTTGGTGACCGTGGTGGGGAAGAGACCAAACGTCTGAGCCACCCCCTGAGGGTCGTTCCCCTGGAGCGTCGGAGGCGAGGACAACGCGCCATCTAAACGGCCCTGAGGAGAGCCTGCGTGCTGCTGGAACTGCCCGTTGATACCGACGTCGTACTCACCGAAATCGTTGAGAGCAGTCCGGGTGACATCATGATGGGGCTTCATCAGGCCGGTGTCGGATGAGTGCACCGTCACCTGAGAGCCCACCTCGATGAGATGATCTGTCTCCGCAGCGGTGCCCGTAACCTCCACTCGGTCAATCTCGATGGTGTTCCCCGGATCGAACAGGGCCGAACCACACCTGATTAAACCAGGCGCATAACCCTCGCTGGTGACGTCGGTAGACAACTCCACCACCAACTTGCGCACCCTCACCCGGTTGCCCGAGTCACGGAGAACGACGCCGGGCCCGTTGTTACTGTTCCGGCCGTGCTTCACCTCAATGGTGTCGTACCAACTGGTCCCGCCATTGTCGTTGTCGCTGAGCTGGATGTACCGCTGCCCCTGGTTCGTGACAGTCTGAGCCTGGCACCTGAGCACACCCTCGACCCTCACGGGTCCTTCTGACTGCCAATACCCGAGGCCGTCACCGCTCGACTTTTCGATGACCAGCTTTGACCCGTCGGGGACGACCACTCGGGTGTGGTCCCTGAGCAGGAAGCGGTGGCTGTAGCTACTACCAAGGATGAACTTCAGCTCGGTGCCCGCCTCCCCAGCAAACTCGTTCGGCTCTGCCACTCGAATCGTGAGCCAGTTCGATGCGCCCTCGGTGCCGTAGCCGTAGGTAAGCACGCTGCCCGTCGATGTGTAGGTCCCAGGGCAGGCTACGATGGTATCGCCTGCGGTGATGGTCCCACTCCACCCCCCGCCGCCCGTGAGCATGTCGTACAGATTGCCGGGGTCGTTGACGCTCGCCCCAGTCCCGCTCTCTCCAAACTTACCGTAGTACGTGGCCATGGCTCAGCCCTCCACCGGGTGACGGGCCGCCACCGCGGCGCAGCACTCAAGCAAGGTGCCCTCGGCAGACCAGCCACCCTGAGAGACCATCGCCTCGCCGACTGAGCCCACGAAGACGTAGTCGTTGAGGCCCTCGATTCGCAGCACCGTCCGCGCCTCTCCAGCGTGGATGGCCGTCGCTCCACCCTGCCGGTCCAGCACGTCCACCAATGGGTGCCTCATCGACGCCTCCATCACATCCAACCGCCACGACATAAGCACCTCCGATAGGTCATTCGCTTAACATAATCACGGATTATATATAGAATCAGTTCATAAGCGCAGCTCATGGAGAGAAGGCATTGGGTCGAGGGGGAGACAAGGGCCGGAAGGTGGGAGCGCGCCTCAAGCTGACGAAGGAGCGGCAGGCGGCCATCACCAACGCCATCGAGGCTGGCTGCACCTTCAAGCTCGCCGCCCAAGCTGCGGGAATCAGCGAGACCACTCTCTACAACTGGCTGAAGAAGGGCGAGGAGGGCGCGGCCCCCATCTATCGGGAATTTTTGAAGGAGATAAAAAAGGCAGAGGCTACACAGGCCGCCAAACTCCTCGCGACCATCGAAGGTCAGGCCTCTCGGGATTGGAAGGCCGCCGCCTGGATTCTTGAGCGTCGCCATGGGTACGCCTCGCCCCAGGCCCTCGCCATAATCGAAAAGGCCCGGCGGGACAAGCCCGACACCAACACCACCGACGGCGCCGACGACATCCGCAAGGGCGTGCAGCAGCTTCAAGACGCAGGTGGCATCGACGCTGCCCTCGAAGACCCGGGGGAGGCCGCATGAACGCTCCCAACTTCAAGGGCCTCAACCGTCGGCTTCAGCTGCGCATGTTCGCCGCCGCCGTCTCTGGTCGATACCCCGTCATCTCAGCCATGGGTGGATGGGGCTCCGGCAAGAGCTACGGTCTGGTGTACTGCATCAAGGCCCTGGCGGTGACCTACCCGGGCTCCCGTTGGGCGCTGGTGACCGATACCCGCGGCCGGATGCTCCGGGTGCTGCAGCCCCTGTGTGAGCTGCTCATGGGGCAGGCTGGCTGGCGCTGGCACGGTGACCCATCGAAGAGCTACTGGGAGAGCCCCCAAGGCTCCCGGGTCTACCTGGTGCCCTACTTCCGCCCTTCGACGAGGTCCAGCACCGCCAACCCCCTCGAAGGCATGGACCTCAACGGCGCCGGGGTCGACGAGTGTCAGGTGTGGAGCAACCCCGAGGTCCTACAGAAGCTCATCGGTCGAGCTCGCCGCCAGTACGAGGGGCTGCGCAACGTCATCATCCTCACTGGGCTGCCTGTCGCCGATGCGTGGTGGTTGAAGGCCGCGGAGGAAGCGGGGGGAATCACCTTCACCGCGACGTCCTTCGCCAACCAGGAGAACCTCAGCCCCGAGTTCTTCGAGAACGCCCGTCTGACGCTGGACCCCGACGACTACGACGCCATGGTCATGGGCAAGCCTCAGAGGCCCAAGGGCGTCATCTACCGGGACTGGGTGGCCGAGTCCTGGCCCCACGGCAACCTGCTCGATGACTGGAGCCCTGTCACTGGGGAGCACGTCACCATCGGCGTGGACTTCGGGCTCAACCTCAGCGTCCTGCTCTTCGCCCATGATGAAGCCCGCAACCTGGACATCATCTTCGACGAGCTGAGCCTCAGTGAGGCGTACATCGAGGACTGGGTGCCCCGGCTGCTGCGCAAGGTGTGGCCCAAGGCTGACCCGTGGCACAAGCCCGAGGATGTCCCCTTCTGGCTCACTCAAGGCGCCGGCGACAAAGCCGGGCTGGGTAGGGACAGCCACGGCACCGATGACATCTCCTGGCTCCGGCAGCGCCCACCCAAGGGCCTCGGTGTCCACCTGCGCACCACCACTGACCCCGTGAAGGTGGACATCGCCAACGGCATCAAGCGGGTACGTCGACTCATCCTCGACCACAACACCGAGCATCGGCAGCTGGTGTGCACCCGTGAGCTGTGGGAGCGCGGACTTAGCGCCCCCGAGAAGCAGCGCACCTTTGCCCGCTCCCTCCTCCGGTACCGCTGGCGTGAGGACGGCTCTGGACGGGCCGAGAAGGACGGATACAGCGACCACGCCATGGACGCCCTGCGCTACTGGGTCATGGCCTATCGCTGGTTCGATGGGCCCCTCGATGATCGTGTGGTGAAGCAGTCCGTCACCCAGCCCAAGAAGAAGACGCTCAAACCGAAGACCCGACCCCGCTCCGGCCAGGGTCGGCCAAGGGGGTTCTGATGGGCTCCACACAACCCAAGGGGGATACGATGATGGCCGATCTGTGCCCGTCCTGCGGCGCCCATATGCACCGGGTGGTGTACTACGGCTTGCCGCACCGTCTGTGCTCCGACGAGCAGTGCTCAAGGCTCGACGGGTGGCCGTGTGTCCTGACGGAGCGGCTGCCCTTCACCGGGGGGTTCGTGCTCTACGTGCGTCCCCACATTCGGAACTATTGGCGTGCGCTCTGGTCCTGGCTCAAAGGGACGGGATGATGACGCGTAACTATGCGGAATCCTCACATGAAGTATCCGACTTCGACCACCTCGACTTGTCCGCTCTGGGGGCAGTCGCCGAGCGAGGTGTGCAGTTGCTTGTGCAGATTGCAGAGTCTGAGGTGCCGGTACCCACTGAGGCTCTGGTCTCCCCAGGAGAGACAACGCGGCAGGTGAGAAGGTCTCTAGAGCTCTACAGCGGCGCCGCGTTGATTCGTAGCGCCCGTGGGGGTTGGAGAGCGACAGGAGCAGGGCGGGCCGCTGCCCGCAGAGCAAGACGACCACGAAAGGGTGAGCGTTGAACGTCGATCGCTTCCTCCGGGCCTACTTCACCACCTCTGACCGCCGCTCCCGCCCTGGGTGTGTCTCCGTCGAAGCTTGTGGGCCTGGTGCCACGCTCGAGCAAGCAGCCAACGCTGAGGCCCGTCATGTCTTCGCGCTGACGGTGATGGGGCACCTGGAGGGCTCTGGGCGTCTCTCGCCCACTCACGTCGAGGTGCTGCGCCGGTACTACCTCAGTCTCGACAACCGGCACATGGTGCTGCTGCGTGCCTCAGGGGATGGCCGCCATGCGATAGCCGTTGGCCCCGGTGAGAGCCCGCCCCGGGACGTGGGGGTCGAGGAGAGTGACCTCCAGAGCTGGTGCAACTGGTCGGCGCTGGCGCGAGAGGTGGGGCTCAAGGACTACAAGGCCGCTCAGAGGACGTGGCGCCGAGGGCGAGAGGTCGTGCAGGAGGAGCTGGAGCGCAGATGCACAGAGTCGTAGGAGTGACTGCATATTCCGGACGATCGCGATCACCGATTCCGGGCGAAGGCGATCACTTGAGAGGGTGAGGCTCGTCGGCAGGTGAAAGGGGTTGATCAGCAAGAAGAGCAGGCGTAGGAGCAGGTCAGAAATGACCGATGGAGGCTCCGATGCCAGCGAAAAGGCTGACCATGAGAAAGACGAGAGAAATTCTGAGGATGCGGCTGGGAGAGGGACACTCTGGGCGGGCGGTGGCTCGAAGTGTGGGAGTGTCACCGTCGACAGTGACAGAGTGCCTGCTTCGGGCAAAGATGGCGGGGTTATCATGGCCGCTGCCGGATGAGGTCGATGACGAGAAGCTGGAGGCGCTGCTTTACCCGGTAGGAGTGACAACCAAAAGTGGCCCCACCCGCCCCGCTCTCACCCCCACCTCAAGTGGGGCCAAAGTTCGAGAGCAGGGTGGGGCCACTTTTGAGTATCAACCCTAAGCCGCCACAGGCCACTGCATGAACCCCTGTGCGGATATTTTTTTGACTGGGCGGCTAATAGCCCCCTACACTTCAGGCATAATCGAAGGAACTGCGCCCCGGTGAGGAAGAGCCCTCCCGGGGCGTTTGTATTTGTGGCCCGTGTCAGGGCCAACCCCAGCACACAACTCGATGGAGTCTGAGTGAGCCGACGTCGCCCCATAGCTCGACGTACGAGGCGCCCTACGCCTCTCACGAAGCAGGTGCAGAGCGTCTCAGGGCACAAGCAGCAGGCGGGTGCGGTTTCCGAGGACCCCAACGTCGCTCTACGCGGTCAGGGCTGGGTGCGCACTGTAGAGCAGATGATGCTCGATGCACGGCTGTTCGGTGCCATGAGGGCCCTGGTGCAGACGCTCCTGTCCGCTCGGCTCCGATGGGTGCCCCCTGCGGGGGTTGAGAGCCCGCTTGCCCAAGAGTGTGCAGATCACCTGAACGACATGTTCGGCTTCGCAGGCCGCACCGGGACCATGCGCAAGCCCTTCGAGCGCCAGCTCGAGACCATGCTCAAGTTTGTGGCGCTGGGGTGGCGGTATTTCGAGGTGGACTACCAGCGCCAGCCTGATGGGTCCTGGGGCATCGCGGAGTTCCTCGACTGCAAGCCCTCGGCTCACTACCAGTGGTTGCCCCTGGATGGCAGCGGGCCCTTCGAGGGCGTCCGCCAATTGGACCCGAATGGATCTACCAGCGCCATCGGTCGCGAGGTGGTGCCCGCCGACAAGCTGCTGCTTCTGACGCTCAACCAGGAAGGCGACAACCCGGAGGGCTTCGGGCTGTTCCGCCCCTGCTTCTTCTGGTGGGCCACGAAGAGCCACACCGGGGAGCAGATGGGCATCGGGGTCGAGCGAGTGGCCACGGGCATCCCCTCCGCCGAGTTCGACCGCGAGGAGCTGCATCGGCAGGGCTTTGAGGACGCTCAGATCGACGGTGAGGGCGCCGAGGTGGGCCTGCTCGACGACGTACGGGACACCATCGCGAGCATGGCCGCTGGCGAAGACGGGCAGGTGGTCTACCCCAAGGGCATCACCTTCAACGTGCTCTACAACGACGCCTTCGACCCTCAGAAGCTGCGGTCGGTCATCGACCTCGCCAACGAAGAGCTTCTGACGGTCTTCCTGAACAGCTTCCTGATGCTGGGCCTGTCGTCCTCTGGTGGCTCCTACGCCCTGGGCAAGACCCAGAAGGACCTGTTCACCGAGACGGCGCTCAACATCCTGCAGCAGGTCACTCAGGCCATTGGTGGCCCCGCAGGCCCCGGCACTGGTCCGGTGGGGCGCATCCTCGACTGGCACCCCCGCTTCAGCGCCCTGCCTCAGAGCGAGCGCCCCCGGATTGACATCTCAGGGCTCGACGTGGCGCCGTTCATGGACTTCGTGCAGGCGGCCTCAGGTCTTGCCGCCGAAGGCATCCTGACCCGGACTAACGCATTCGAGCGATGGATGCTGGCCAAGGTGGGCGCCCCGGACCTGTCGTCGGAGCACGAGCGCACCCCGGACGAGCGGGCAGTGAAGGACGCGGTGCAGGCCTCCCTGATGAAGAACCGCACTCTGTAAGGACACACGAACATGTCGATGCCCAACCCAGCAGCCCCCGCGCCGCAGATGGACCAGTCCGCCTGGTGGCTCAGTCACAATGTGTGGGCCATCGATGCCCAGCGTGCGCCCATCTCGCCGGTCCGCTACAAGCCGCCCGCGTGGATGGCCGAGGCAGAGGCCCGAGACAAGAGCTGTGCCTACGTGCCGGTGTACGGGGTGCTCACCCCTCATGGTTGGTGGGGCACCTCATACGACGCCCTCAAGATGCGCCTGAGCGCCGCAGCCCAAGACCCCGCCGTTGAGCGCATCGTGCTCATGGTCGACAGTCCCGGTGGTGATGCCGCTGGCGTGGCCGGCGCCGTCGCCGCGGTGAAGGCCGCAGCCGAAGAGAAGCCCGTCATCGCCTACGTCGATGGCATGGCTTGCTCCGCCGCTTACTGGCTGGCCTCACAGGCTGACCACATCGTGGCCACCGAGACCTCTCTGGTGGGGAGCATCGGCGCCATCATGACCGCCTACAGCCTCGACCGGATGCTCAAAGAGCTCGGCGTCGACAAGGTGACGATGCGCTCCGAGGGCGCCCCCGACAAAGCCCTCAACCCCGCGAACAGTGATCGGGGCCGCGAGCTCGACCAGCAGCTGCTCAACGACCTCGAGGCGCAGTTCCACGCATCGGTGGCCGAGGGTCGCGGGGTGAGCGTCGAGATGGTGCGCCGCGACTTCGGGCAGGGCGCCCTGTTCGTCGCCGGTGAGGGACAGGCCCAACGCCGCGGACTCATCGACGCCGTGGGCACCCTGGACACCGCCCTCGACTACGGCACCGAGGCGCCCACCAACACGTTCAGATTCAACAACGACGCCCCGGCCCCCAGCGCCGGAGACGGAGGAAACATGGCCGCCAACAAGCGCCAGACCGCCCCGGCCACCGAGACGGAGGCCAACCCCCTCGCCGCGCAGGTCGAAACCCTGACGGCAGATCTAACCGCCGCCAAGAAGGACCTCGCCGCCGCGCAGGCCAAGGTGGCCGAGCACGAGGCCAAGGCCGAAGAGGCCACGAAGCTCGCCGCGTCCTACGGTGAGCGCCTGGCCACCCTCGAGGCCAGCCTCAAGGAGCAGACGGCCGCCCGCCTCGCGGTGGAGAAGAAGACCGCCCTGGACGCCCTCGACGACGCTGGGCATTTCGTCGCCAACGAGCGCGAGCGTGCCGAGCGGATGTGGGCAGCCCAGCATGAGCAGGGTGTGGCCGGTGTGTGGGACGACTACAAGGCCAGCCTCGAAGCCCGTGGTCCTGTGGTGCCCGGTGACCGCAAGACCCACGGCGCCGAGGTGCCTCACAAGGACCCCCTGGCCGACCTCCACGAGAAGGCCACCGCCTACGCCGAGAAGAACGGCGTGGACTACCTCGCCGCCCTCAAGGCTGTGCAGGCCGCCTGAGCCAACGCACCACAACGACACAACACGCTGACATCCCCCTGAAGGAGGCATCCACATGGATTCCATCATCGTGACGCGCAGGGCCCCTTCGGGGGCGAACTACTACGACGCCGCCGGCGCCAACCTCGGCAAGGTCGTCTACTCCAGCGGCCCCAACGAGGTGACGCTGCAGACGGACCCCGCCACCGCCACTGGCGCCATGCCCCTCGGCATCCTGGTGGCCGCGGATGACGACCAGAACGGCGGGTACGTCTCGGTGTGCATCGCCGGGAAGTGCCATGCGCTGCTCAACGCGGCCTACACCGTTGGCACCAGCGCCCAGAGCCTGATGGCCGACGGCACCAACAGCCGGTGCATTGCTGCCACTGACGGCAACTACCGAGTCGGCTACTACGCGGACAAGGTCAACGGTGTGGCCGGCCAGCTGGCCGAAATCATCGTGGCCCCCGGCGTAATCGAGACCACCTGATAGGGGTACCCACCCCACCTGACACCCCAGCACTGAAACAACAGCAGTAAAGGAGGCGGAGCATGGGTGCCCCCATCTTCCCGACTCGTGGACAGGTCCGTCCGTCCACCCCCATCGTCCAGGGGGCAATCAACGCCCTCGCCAACAAGCCCAGCGCCTACATCGGTCGTACCCTGCCGACCATCCAGGCGCCCCGAGAGACCGTCAACGGTGAGTTGCGCGTGCACACCACGGGCAAAATCTTCACCCTCGACCCCCGGGACCTCTTCGGCGACTCCAAGGGTGACGCCGTCTGGAACCCCAAGAGCGAGCCCGAGCTGGGCATCGGCGTGCGCCCCGGCAGCGTGGACTACGACTGCGTGCGCTACGGCCGCGACGAGCTTGTGGATCTGTGGACTGCCAGCCAGTCGCAGCTCCCCATCTCGCTCAACGAGCTCGAACTCGCCGCCGTGGTCAGTCGTCTCTTGATCATGGAAGAGGTTCGCTTCGAGAGCTTCTACACCAACGCCGCCAACACCTCGAACAGCATCACGCTGGCGGGTGGTGAGGAGTTCGGCACCGCCACCGGCAGCGACATCAGCCCCAATAACTCCGCGAACGTGGTCGGGGTACTGCTCGACGCCGCGGAGCGTATCCGCGACTACGGCCAGGACCCGAACTACTTGGTGGTGCCCCGCAAGGTGGTGCGAGCCTTGCGCCAGCACTCCAAGATTCTCGACTACCTGCCCGACAACACCGAGCGCTTGATGCTCGTGGACATGCAGCTCAAGGGCATCCTGAGCCGCATCCTGGGTATCCCGGTCGAGCGCATCCACTTCGGCACCGCCCGCCGGAACAACGCCGGCCCCAACGTGGCCATGAACCTCGTCGATATCCACGACGAGACCATCTACATGGCTCACGTGGACCCCAACCCCACGGTGTCCCCCGACCCAGTGTCGGGCAACCTCAGCGTCTCGCCCACCGCGGCGCTGCGCATCGAGGCCGTGGGCTTCATGCCCGACATCATCGAGGACAAGGTGCGCGCCTGCGAGCGGGTGCGTATCTGGCACGCTGAGACCTTCATGGCCGTCGAGCCCCGACTGGCCTGCACCATCACCAACACCATCGGCTGAGCCTGACGGGGGCCACTGCGCCCCCTGATGGCTCCCCTGGAGTCAGCCCATGAAGTTCATCTGGAAAGGTCCCCAGGGTGGGGCCGATGGCAACCACGCCCTCTGTGGCAAACAGATCGGTGAGACCGTCGAGCTGAGCGCCAAGCTCGCAGCGAAGGTGCGCCGTCTGCACGGTGAAGAGAGCCTCGAAGCGGTGTCCAAGGCCAAGCCCACCAGCAAGGCCGACGGCAAGCCTGAGGCACCCGCGAAGACCGCCCCCAAGGCGGCGAAGTAACTCCGAGGGCCCCTGATGACTCGCTTCTCCCCCGATTCAGCATCGGGGGTCCTCCCCTTTCCCGAGCACTGGATGCGTGACGTAGAGCACGCCCCCAGCGCCAACGCAGAAGGCGATCGCAAAGACGACGTTGCCGAGCTGCGCAAGGCCGCCAAGGCCGCAACGAACAAACGAGAGGCCGCCGAGCTGAACTGGCTGGCTGACCTCTACGAGCACGAGGACAAGCTCCACGCCCAGACGGTGAAGGACCTCAAGGGCATCTACCGGGGCACCGTGGCCGAGCTACGCAAACTCGCCCGCTCCGGTGATGTCAGCGTCCGCGCTGCGCTGCTCCGGGGCAACGAGACCCAGCTGCTCGCAATCCTCGAAGCCTCCGGGCTGCGACAGGGTGAGCTGGCGTGGCAGGCCGGGCTCGACGAGGGTGTGGCCCTGGCCCGGCAGTGGGAGACCCTCAACGGGCTCTCACCGGCCTTCACGTCGCCGGACCTGGAAGCCTTCATCGCCTACGACGCCGCGGTGAAGAAGGCCAAGGGCCTGTACCGTGACGCTGTGGCCGCCCCCTCCCTCGAGGTAATGCGGGAGGGCCTGCAAGGTGCCCTGAAGATGGAGCGGTTGCCTGACGCCGCGGACAGAATCGCCAGACGCCTCGGTGTGACCCAGAGCCAGGCCATGACCGAGGCCCGGACCCGAGCAGCGATGTTCGACCGCGCTGTGACCGACGAGACCGCTGCGCGCCACGGGGTGCAAGCCTACGTCTACCGCGGGCCCCTCGATGGCATCACCCGCTCGTTTTGCCGGGCGTGCCTGCGGATGCACAATTTGTACTGGCCCAGGGACATGGTGGCGAGGCTCACCAACGGCCAGACGCCCACGAGTCCGCTCTTCACCTGCGGTGGCTACAACTGCCGTCACCTGTGGATTCCGGTGACCGAAGAGTCCATCGAAGACCGAGGCCTGAAGCGGGCCACCCTCGCCGATGTGCGAGCGGTCAACGGTGCAGCGCTCAAGACGAAGCGGAAGAGGAAGCGGTGAGCGCCCTAGCCTTGAGAGCCCACGAGGACATCAACGGGCAGCCCAAGGCCCTGGCTGATGCTGCGAATCATCCTCAAATTGAGGCTCCGCTTGCCGGAGAGCACCTCGGAGACCCTATTCGGGCCACCAAACATCGGAGCCACATCTGCCTGCGAAAGGCCCATCTGGTCCATCCTGAATTTGATGGCCTCAATGGGGTCCGGCGGACCAATGGGGTAATGCACATCCTCGTAGGCATCCACGAGGACGACCAGAATGTCGCGCGTCTCGGCTGAGGGGGTGCCATCCTCAGCGTCCCAGAGACGCTCAATCAAGGCGAGGGCCCGCTCGTGGCTCTCGTCGTCGCGAACCATAAATGGCTGTGGAGCATTCACTGCTGACCTCCAGTCTGAGGGGCTAGATGGTGTTTGCATCTATCTTGTCGTACTCGGCGTGGGTTCCAACCCACCTGATGAATATCTTGCCCTTGAAGTTGGGCGACTGGGCGTATTTCACCGCGGTAATCAGCCGGTAGCGGTTACCGCAGATGTTGAAAATCACACGGTTGTTGGCAAGGAACGAGGCATGCGGGTAACGCGCTTTGATGTCCGTGGGGCCCTCCCACTGGGAGGCCTTCGCATCTCTGAACCACTCCTCAAGAGCCCCCGCTGCATCAGCCGCGCCGCCGTTGATGAAGTTGAGCAAACGCTTCCGCGAAATCACATGCACCCCAAACCACCTATCCGCTCGTTCAGTCTGGTAGCACCCTACCCACTTCCCAGAACGGGAACAAGCACCAATTCCCAATTCGGGAAAGAGAGGCAGCAGCATGCGTGAGTGGAAGATGCGCCTCGGAGCGCCATACACCGTCCTCTGGCAGGCGCCACGTCGTGTCTCTGGTGTCCCTACCCTCACCGTGCGCTTGTCGGCTGTAGATGCGAGCCTGAGTGATGTGGTGCTGGCCCTGTCGAGCCTGCGCGGGAACACCAGCGCCAAGGTCTGCGCTGACGACCCCACGGTCATCGAACTGCTCAGCGCAGTGACCGCCCCCGAGATTGTGGGCGTGACGGGCGGCCAGGCCTTCCTGGTGTCGAGCCTTGCCCCTGAGAGCCGAGGGCAGGTGGTGCCGATTCAGCCCGCGCACATCAACGGGCGTCACCTGCACCTGAAGACGATATTGCCGGCCTGGGACGAGTGGGTGAGCAAGACACCCTCCATCGACTGGAACTTGTGGACTGCCACCCTGACGGTCGCGGCGCACGGCGACCTGCTCAACACGGCCAGGCGCTCCATCCCGGCCACCATCGGCTACACACGGGACACCGACGGCGGCCCCACGATGACGGGCACCCATGACTTTGTGGTGCACGTCGTTCGACGCCCCTTCGAGACCGGCGTGACTGATGGTCACCTCTTCGAACTGATTGAGGCCTTCGGCTTCATGGTGCCGGAGAGCCAGCAAGGCTTCGGGCCTCAGATTCTCAGCGCTAAAGCCTTCCTGGTGGAGCGCCTGCGGGCCAAGGGGCTCGACGAGGACAGGGCCAACGGGGGCGACTTCGCCGAGATTCACAAGCGCCTGGCTGTGGCCGAGGTGCTGCAGGCCCATGCCTCCATCGGGGCAGACCGGTTCGAGGCCGCCAACTTCTACCGCAGTCAGGGCGAGAGCCTGCTCAAAGACCGCCTGCGTGACCTCTCCTGGTACGACAGCGACGGCGATGGGCAGGTGGACGCAGGCGAGACGGGCAAGGCCTTCTCTGGCGCCCGCAGCGGGGTCTCTTCTCGGGGTGGGGTGCCAGCCTCCAAGCGTAAGTTCCGATTGGGGATGAGCCACTGATGAACGCCGACGTCCACAGCGTGACCATCACCGGTGCTTCGCTCACGGCGGCGCTATGGCCGAGTGACCCAGCCAAGGCCAAGGAGGTCTCGGGGCAACTGGCGATGTGGATTCGGGAGGTCGTGGACCACCGTGTCTTCGAGGAGGGCCGAGACGCCAACGGCCGCCTCTTCAAGGCGTACACCCGGCCCTACGCAGCCTGGAAGCTCAAGCACCGTGGTGGGTCGTTCTCTGGGCCTGAGGTCAACATGCAGCTCACCGGGGCAATGCGCCGGGCCTTCAGGGTGAAGAACATCCGAGCTCGCTCCGGTCGTGTGGGCCCCACTGGACGCACTCGTGAGTACGCCGTCCACGTCGACGCAGAGCGCCCCTGGGTAGAGATGAGCAAGGCTGAAGCTGACCGCATACCCGAGGTCGTGGCCCGCATATGTGAGCGGGTGAACGGCGGCAGAGGTCGCGGCGGCCCAGGTGCTGGAGGTCGCATCGTATGAGTCACAAGGCACTGGCCCGCGTGAAGGCCATCGTGGGGGGCATCGATATCACCCCGCGCCTCACCCCGAACCCTCGGGACAGGGGGAAGCCTGAACTACGAGCCCTCGCCGGCACCATTGCAAACCGCTTCGAGGTGGTCGCCACGGGCTTCCCTGATGACGACGGGATGTCGGGGGTGAAGAACCGCCGACGTCTGCTCGAGGGGGCTGTGGAGGTCTTCTACGGCTACCAGACCCGCGGCGCGGAGGGTTTGGAACATCGCCTCATCATCGTCGCCGAGAAGGTCACAGACGCCCTCGGTGACCCGAACAACTGGAAGTTCGACCAGAGCGGCATCGACCTCATCGAGCCCGAGAGGGCAGACACGGAGATTGTGGGGGAGGAGTCGGGGGTCATCCTCATCATCCCCTTCACCCTTCGGTACTACCCGCGCTGAACGCGGACCACTGAACAGCACTGAACAACACGTTGAAGGAGGGTCATCATGGCCTCGACGACAGTCCGTAGCCTCGGCGTCGCTTTGGAGTCCGGTGTCGGCTCCGTCGCCAGCGGCGCCATCTTCCCCGACGCCTCTGGCCTCTCCTACGTCTATCCAGACGTCCAAAGGGGCACCCTGAGCACCTCCGGTGAACTGCCCTCGGTGGCTCAGGAGAGCGCCCGCTCTGGCCCCTACGCGCACCCCGCGGAGCCTGCGGTGGTGTACGTCGGTGGCAACCGTCAGCGCCTGCGCAGTGGGACTGCCTCTTTCGTTCTGCCGGTGCGTACCCTCGGGGCCGGCATCACCTTCGCCAACTACATCGCCACCGGTCTGGGTCGTCTCCTGGCCTCGGGCTTCGGCGTCGCAGTACCCAGCGCCGACACCGAGACCATCGCCGGGGGCTCCAACGAGACCGGCTGGACCGCAGCGGATGCGGCCAACCTCGTCACCGGTGAGCTGCTCAAGCTGGAGAGCAACAGCCAGGGGCTCCCCGACTTCAGTGCCATCGTCAACCGCGATGAGGGTGATGAGAGCGTCACGGTGTCACCGGCCTTCGGTGCGGTCATCTCCAGCCTGAACGACACGATGCGGCGCATGAACACCTACTACGGCGTTCTCGGCACCGGCGCACTCGGCTCCACGGTGGCCCTCCAAATCAACGGAGACGGCTGGCGGTCGTACATGGTGGGCGCCCGGTGGCAGTCCCTGCGGCTCTTCCTGGACCAGCGTCAGTTGTACGTCGAGGTGACGATGCAGGGCATGGTCTACGACGACCACGGGAATGCCGCAGTCATCGACCCCACCGAGACTGAGGGTGCCATTGCCCACCTCAAGGCCGCCCGCAGCTGTATCACCGCCAACGCTGTGCCCCTCGATGCAGTCGGCGCCGGCCTCGGCTCGACCAAGCTCAACATCGAGACCCTTGAGGTCACCATCACCAACACCCTGAGCATGGTGGGCAGC